ATCTTCGCTTGCGCGTCATTAAAAACGTCTTTCATCAACGACGCATCCGCAAAATTGTCGGGGATAAAAACGTCAGCCGCATTAAGGATATCTGCGGCCTTAGCCATCTCTTTGTCCTTTCTGCCCTCAAGCAGTGAAAGCAGCCTATTAAATGTTTCATCTGCCGGGTTGGCGGCAACAATCATCTCATATGTCACAAGCTCAGGCGCTCTTATAATCAACAGCGTTATGTCCTTAATTGCTTTCCTATTCTCAAGCCCTTTCGTGACACCACTGAATCTATCAAGGACAAATTGGAAGAGGGCTGGCGTTGTTCTATCGTTCAGTGATAATTCCTTGATGATTTCACTGTGCCTCTCGGGGGATGTCTTCGGGTTGATAAACTCAATCGCCAATCCCCTCACCTCCTGGTCCCCCAGCCTCTCTTTCCGCCGGTCCTCCTTATCCTTGAAGGTGAGAGAGCGGGACAAAACCTCAACAGCCCGGCGCATGAACGTAGCCTTCTTCGGCTCCTCAAGATTCTTCCAGGCAGCGGTCACAAGAGGATTTTGAAATTCCCCCTCCTCCATCTGTGTGAGGGCGTCCATCAGAGTGTTCTCAACCCCGACCAACGTCCGGCTGTTGATGAACCCTGTGACGATATTCTCCGAGACATTCTGCTTGAACTTAATGATCAGCTTGGCGCCGGCATCAGGGTCGATGATGTTGTTTCTAACCGCCGTCTCGATCAGGTCCACGCCGTCGCTAATGAGCCGGTCCGACGCCTCACCAGTGCCGGCGAGCTTCTCCAGAGTGTCCAGCTCGGTAATCAGGGCGGCCTCTAATTCCTTGTAGCGGCCCTTCGTTGCCGTCCCTCGAATCTTGATGGCACTGTTGGTAGCCAGCTCCATGAACTTTTTACTGAACGCCTGTTGGACAAGTGGAGATGTGGACCCGAGGGCCGCATTGCTCTCTTGCTGAATCTCGCGGACCCGACTCTCATACGTCCCAAAAGCCGTGGCGGGGTCTCCTGCGGCCAGCTCGGCCTCCAAAGCGTTTAGCTTGAGCGCAGCGTTGGTGTTTGCTGTGCTGAGTGCGGCCTCCGATTCCGCCTTAAATAGGTCATCCCCGATTTTCTGGAACACGCCAGTAACATTTTCCATGGCAGGAGTGATGAAGTCCTGGGTTGGGTCAAACGTAAGCGGAGATACACCAGTAGTCCCAGGGATGCCTTGTTGACGAATAAGTCTTGGAATAGCCGGCATTAGAAGGGTGATCCGTATTTCTGATAGTGCATATTGGCGCCTGAGAGTAACGACGCTCCTGCGTTAATATAGCTCCCAGCGATAGCCCCCCGAGCATTCGTCCTGGCAGTCGCCGCCCTGAACCTCAGGGCCTTAGCCTCTGACAAGGCGGCATTGGCAGCAGTCCTGCCGCCGTGCAGAATCGCATTGCGCTCAAGAGCGCCGGCAACCGTTGTGTCAACAGAAAGGGCCAGCGGTGTGTCCTGATTGATGAGGACTCCGCTCTTGGCGAAGGCGGGATCCTGTGAGGCCCGAATAGCCTTGAAGCGTTCCTCGGTCAAATCCGCCTGATATAAGGCTTGCTGCTGGGCGGCGATGGCATTGTTCTGGGCTATCTGGGCATTATATTCATAAATCGCTCGCTGCTGCTCGTAGTTATATGCTTGCTGCTGCCCGCCGAAGAGACCCCCAAAAACATTACCAAAATTAGATAACGTGCTAAATGTCTGGCCGAGACTAAAGGCACCTGCTGAACCAAAAAGCCCCGACGTGGCTGCTGTGCCGGCAGTGGTGAATCCACCCATAAACGCCGGGCCGGCGAACGCCATCGGCGCCGCGACGGTAGTCCCGGCCGCCCCCGCCGTTCCGAATAAAAGAGAAGGATTGCACATTTTATCTACCCATCATTAGTAATAAGACGCGTAATGATGGCTGTGATGTAGGCCGGCAAGGGCTGGTCCTGCTTGTAGACCACCTGGCCCTCGGTCTCCCAGCCAGCACGGAAAGACATCTCCTTGTCCCCCGTGAAGAGGGGAGGCGAACTATCCATGGGGTCTGAGCCACCGCGGAACTGAATTAAATCCATGTCCGTAGTGTTAGGGCCAACCTTCCCCCCCAAGGTTTCCTTCATCCGCAGCGTCACGTTATAAGGGCGCTTAGTCTTCCCCTGCGCCACGCCATCATCCGATCCGGCCTCAGGCCGTAACGTCTTCAGAATGGAATCAAAGGCAAGCCCCACATGGGCGTCCGTCACAGTCGGTGACAGCCCAGACAGCCCGCCAGAAGACACAGCCTGATCAGGATAGACATCACCATTACCAAGGGTCTGAACCGTCTCCCCCTCCAGGTGATCGAGGCCTGACAAGGTGGCCGTCGCGGATCCTGAGTAAGTCAGGCCACTATCTACAAAGAACGCCGCCGTCTTGGTGGAGCCCTCGTTGGTATCGAAATTCGATTCCATGAACTCGACGTATCTGCGCGTAGCGCCGTTGATAGTCCGCTTGCAAATCATCCACAGCTCGTCCTCCCCCGTACCCGGGATGACGGACAGGCTTTCAACCACAGCATGGGCCGTAGAGCCGAATGACCCGCCAATCTTATGACGATGCCAGGCCACCACCTGCTGGTTACGCAGGTAAGTCATGCCGATGAGCTGGCCGTCAGCCCGAATCCCCCACACCACTGTGGACGGCTCCTGCTGATAAACCACCTCGGAGATCCCGCCCTTGCTCACATGCTTGGATAGGATGGTCAAGTCGGGTGAGAGATAACTGTCGCTCTCGAACTGGAAAACGAACTCACGCAGCTTCCGCTGCTGCCGCTGGATAAACAGAACCACATTATCAATACGGAGCGGCGTGTGGGTATGCGAGCCCCTAGTTCCCTCCCGGACAACCCGGACGTTGGTCGGGGTTAGGGCCTCAGTCGTTGTTGACCCGCTAATGATAAACTCGCCACCCACAGTGCCGATTGCCATCACCTTGCCGGGTGACAGCCACCGGATAACGTTCACCTGATCAGTCGCCAATGTGTAAATGACCGGGTCGTTATCAAGCGTCCCCGGCGTGTGGTTCTCAATATCCCCTGACTTTGAGCCCCATAAGGTCTGGGGCTTGCCGGTGGAGCCGGCCCAAAATAGCCGCTGCTCGTAGAACGCAACCGCAGCAGGGTACCCTGTCGTCGCGGACCAAGCCCCAAGGCGCCATTTAGTCTCGGCGGTTGTGCCGCCGAAAGCGTTAATAATATCCACAGTCACTACGGTGGTCGAGGATCGCGTGGCAATCGTCGCATACCCCCAATTGATCCCGCCGTCCCTCAGGTATTCCCAAGTGGCGGTGTTATCAACAATTTCGTCGCCCTCGCCAGAAGGGCCACCAGAGCCGTCAGACGTGCCAGCCTTAATACACTTATAGACATTGCCGCTGTTACGGACAATATCGGCGACAGCGTAAACCGTGGATGCCGCCCACTCTGTAGCCTGATGCCCAATCGCCATCAGCCGGCCAACGTCAGTTGTCTGGAATCCGTCACCGTCATTGATCCCGGTGACGGATGACGCCGTCACAGTAACGCCCGCGCCTGTTGTCGCACCTGGAGTGAGAGTGGTAGTTTCGACATTTTGATCGAGATAAGGTCCATCCTCGAAAGCAATGTCCGCAATAGTCCAGGCCGTGTGCGCTGTGCGCGTCATCTTCTTCGGCACATAGGACGGGTGCGAGATGTAAAGAACGTCAGCAGATTGAGCGAATTGCAACGCCGGCAGATCCGCCGTCAGAAAAGATGTGGTGAGAGTGTAGACCCTCGCCGCCGTGCCCCCCGAGGTGTAGGCCGTGTAAGCTGAACCATCAATGTTAGCGCCGTCAACATCCTGAAGCTCGAAAGTGTTCGTCGTCTTGTTGCTGACCAGGTAATACTTGCCGTTTAGCTCGGTCATACCACCGACAGCGCCTATGAAAACCTCATCGCCATCGGCGTAACCATGCGACGTGTCGGTGATGACGACAGGGTCCGCAACGGTAGCCCCGGAGATCGTAGTGTTGCTTTCCAGGATGGCACCCTGGTCCTTGTAGAACCGGCAGTAAAGATTCCCGAACTCAATGACGTAAGCCTGGGTGGTCGAGAACTCAAACGGGAACAACCTGGTGACAGCCGAACTGTCCTTGACCTCTTTTACGAACTTGGTGCCAGATCTGCGGAGCGCCCCACCGTGCGGCTGCGCGATGAAGTTTTCCAGAGTGGCGGCACCGTTATTGTATTTCGTAATGTCCACACGACCATAGAGGTCGTTGGAAAGCTCACCAGCCGTAAAGTTGGTGTTGATAATCGAAACGCGGGACATCTAGATTCTCGCGTCGAGCCAGCTCTGCTCATCGGCCGACAGGCTTTCCTGTGCGTCAACAAGCCGCGCTTCCTTAATTAATACAGAATACTTGTCTTCAGCTTTCTGCGCCACCGTCTGGGACGCCGTTATGTCGTAAGCAATATCAGCGGCAAGGCGTAACGCATAAGCCTCAATAAACTTAGAATCGAAAAGCGTCGGATCCGTGACCTGCTCTACATATACAACATCCAGAGGAGCAGAAGCGTCCGAAACAATCTGGCGCCCTTCAACCGCCCACTCCTCAGCCGTGTCTACTTCAATTATGCGTAAGGTTTTATCAGGGAAGTCGAAGGCATTCGTATATTCAAAAACAGGCGCCGTTGTATTGGCCGCCAAGCTCGCTCGTTTGATAGAAAAATTCCACGGGTGATCGCGCAAGAGCTGGTCGCGGCTCTGCTCATAAAGGCGGAGGCATGCCCGGCCTTCCTTGGTATCGTCGGTCAGGGCCGTAATAGTGGTCCCGCCGAGGAACGTGATGGCGCGGTTAGCTATTTGGACGAAGGTGGTTGCCATTTTATGTTCCTAAAAAAAAGACCATTCTCACGCATAAAGGACCGGGTCATCGTTGATGCAGCCCGGACTCCCGAAGTCGTTTCCTCATCCAGTTCAAAACCGTGCTTGCAAAACACATCAACCCAATAATCCTGATCCTGGCAGTTGACGTGATGGTAG